GAATCCATCTAAACAAACATGGTTAAAAGACCGCCAAAAGTTTATAAATCCATCAATGCCATAAAACCTCTCAATACCCCAATAGGCATACTCATAAGAGGCATCCAGTTCATCAGATTTATAAACCTCATCTGAATCAACTGTTAATACCAAATCATAACCAGCAGAGTATTTATGCTTTACGTTCCTATGCTCATTTTCGGCTCCATAGCTATCCTTTCGGTCCCAAATCATTTTATCCCCTAATACCTGTTTGCAAATTGCAAATATATCCTCTTCGCTATCTGGGCATTGCTTATTGGTATGATGTCCCTGACTTCCATACTTAGAATATGCAATTACCATCTTATCAACATGATTTACAACTGATAGCAAAGATTCTTTTAGATAGTCCCCTGCATAATGAATTGTCATAAACCCTAATACCTTATACTTGCTCATATTCCTTTATTATATTTTTTACCATTGCATCAAATGTATAATTTTCTTTTACGAATTGCTGGCCTTGCTTTGCTATTTCTATACGTTCAGCCTCATTCCTTAAATAATGCTCAATTAGATGTATCAACTCTCTAAATGTTTGCCATGTCCTTAAATGCTCCCCATCTACAAATGGCATCTCCTTATACTCTCTTGCTAAACACAAAGCACCAGAACCCATTATCCTTAAAATCCTATCACTTGAATATTTAGGCTCATCAAAATGGCTTAGGTTAATCCCAATCTTTATACCTCTGTACGCCTTAGCCTCCTCTGCCTGACTATGATTAAAGTTGCCTGATGCATTTACCCAATTATTCCCATAAACTCCGTAGCGACCCTTAAAATGCCTATGCAACAAGTTATGCATCTGTATCCTCATTCTTGACAAAGGAAATTTAGCGGATCCGTAATTATTACCAAAAAATGCAATCTCAGGCATCTGTAAACTATCCCCTACTGGACTGTAAATTTCAGGATCGTAACCGATTTCTAAATACCCGCCATTCTGAACATTGCCCGCATCCCTTAAATTACTAAATAAAGTCCTGTCAATATGAGGCGCCATGTCAATCATCCATTGAGGAGTTTTATCCCTAATATCTCCGTTCCAATTAATAACAAATGCGCCAGTTTTCTTTAACTCCTTGACAGTTTCAATATGGATGATGTTCTGCGCCTGAATCTGCATAAATACAATATCAGGCTTAAAATCATTTGCCATATTAATAGCCTTTTGGTTTACATCCTGATCGCCTGTACTTAGTTCAATATACGCGGTTGAGTTAGCTAAAAATGCTTTGCGCATCGAATCGAATGGCGGAGGCCCAACACATAAACCTAAATGAAAAATTCTCATATTTAATGTTTTGTTATAGCTACGCCACCAGATGCAATATCTTTAACAATTATATATTCAATACTATCTATTTTAATTTTATGAACTCTTAACATAGATATTGGTATATAAAATGTATTTTCAGATTTTGATTGTATCTTTTTGTTATCTTTTTTATTTGAACCGCATCCAATAATTAAAAAGACAGATAGTAATGTTATATATTTCATATTTTATTGATTTGATCCCAATCCTTTAATAAATCTAATATTGATGGATAATTAACCCGACCTGCTCCGCACTTTCTGCGAACATGAATCCATCCGTTTATCACACCAATGCGAATCTCATATTCTTTATGCTTGTATAAACCCTCTTGGCCAATAAACTTTGCTCTGAACATAATTTAAAATTATGCCAGTCTTTCCTAGCAGTCACTAATTATTTTGCAGGGTTAATTAGAACCCTCTATACGTTTAGGCAGCATAGAACCAAAAGCAAAGATAATTATTTTTATAACATTATCAACAAAAAAAAGACCTGCCAATTTCTTGACAGGCCCTTTCACCCTATAACCTATTAACCAAAATAGTCTTAACTTGGATTTGCGTTCATAGAACCTGTTACAAATGCATCAGTATAGTAGATTGGCAATGCAACTACCCTCAACACGTACTGTAATTTTGTTCTCTCTCACGTTTGTTCCATCCTCTTCAAAGAATCTAACAATTGGATTTTCGCGTACAAATAATTGCGCACCTTTTGACCAATCTCCAACAAGATACTTATCATCAGCCATTGCGGTTGATTTGAATACTGGAATACCTGAGATGTACATTTGTCCATTCATTGAACTAACCACACCTAAGCCTGGTAATGTGTACTCATTGGTAGTTGATTTAGTAAGTAGCAAAGCATAGTATTGCTCAGGACTTAATAAGATACCATTTGCAGAGTGATTGTTTGTGTCAATCTGTGCGATTGAATCAATCAGCTTCTCAACTTGGATAGTTCTGAATCCAGTGTAAGCCTCAGCATTAGTGATTAGTCCGCCTAAGTTTGGAGATATTCCGTTACCGTTAAGTAATTGATTATCTTCTGCATCTAAATAAGACTCTAACAAACGTGACTGTAAGTATGATCTCATTGCTGAAATATCATCCAATGCCTTGCGAGTGATACGCAAGTAACCAGCGATAAACTCAGATGGAGCAACCTCTTCTGTAAGATCGTAATCAATCTGCGCCTTAGTACCTGAATTATCAGCCCATGCTGCAACAGAACCCTCAGAACCTGTTTCCTGTAAGTAGTGAATTGCAGATGTAGCCATAACTCCAGTTGGTAGTAAGCTACGGATGTGCAACTTTCTTGGCGCTGCTGGTATGATACCTGGCAACATCTGAACGTTTGCAGCTGCAAGGTCAGTAATGTTAGACAATGACATATCGCCAACAGTCTTTAACTCCATTGCAAATTGCTTGATTTCTTTTCTGCGGAACTTCTCGATATTATCAGAGTTCTCATCCATTGCATTTGAAAATGCCTGATTGAATGATACAGGTGTTGATGCCTTAGCTTCCATTTTGAATCTGTTAGCCTCAGACTTAGCCTCAGTTAAAGCCTTGTCCATCTCATCAATTCTAACATTTGCAGACTTAACCGCATCATCTAACTTTGCATCAACTGCCTTTGTAGCTTCGCTGATTGCGTTTGTGATGATAGCTTTAGCCTCATCTAATGTTTGTGCTTTGTTTGCGTTTAGCAAATCCTGAGCCTTTTGTTCTAAATTTTCCATTTTATTTTTCTAAATGTTTTATTAAATGTGTTAATATATTCGGCTCATCCTCAATTGGAGTGACTAATGTCGGCTCTATTTCTGATAGTGAATTTTTTCCTAAATTGAAAGCCTCTAACTGGAATTGCTTTAACGCTATCTCCAATCTACCAAAACCCTCATCCGTTAAACTGCCATCCTTTAGCAACTTAATCATTTTACTAATCTGATCGTTAATCTCAACCATTGTTAAGGATTTAAACCCTGTAAATGGTGTTTCAGGATTTGCCCCTAATGTGACATTTGATCCCTCGTATAACTTTATTTCCTTAATAGTTCTAACTCCTGTTTTTTGATCGTAATCAGCCTTTACAGTTGAAAAACCGATTGAGTGCTGAACTACAATCCCCTCTGCATATAATACCAAAGCATCCTTTCCGTATGATGTTGGCGCAATCTTAGACTCAAAGTAAATCCCTTTCTCTTGAGCCTCTAATACAGTTGGTTTGCCATGCGGCTGCGACCAGTTATGTTGGTTCAAAAAGAATATTTCATTGGAACCCATTGGCCCACGTTCTGCGATTGTTTTATTAGCTGCGCCTGATGCAATAATATCATCATCATAATCCACATTGCCGAATTTTGACCAGTAACCTGTAACAGTCATTGATTTGGCATCTATGTCCTTTATTTCCGCAGTAAAGTTTTTATATTCCAATAATCCTTTCATCTTTACAAATATATTAAATTTTTAAATACTAATTATCCTTTCAAATATGGCGGGGTTCTCGGCTTTAATATCGGTAATCCATCCGCATCAACTATTGCCTCCGTAGCCATTACACATCTACAATTTACAACTTCTTTAGCTGGAACAGACGGATCTCCTGGATACATCATTTCGGTTCCGCCTACCATAAATGGCTGATTGATTGCAATAGGCTCCTTGCTCATTAATAAGTGAGTTCTCCTGGTCCGCTTATCCTTTGTATTAATCCAAAACTTTGCAACCTCATAATCCGAACTTTCAGCGCCCATATTGATTCCGTAATTAGCTGCGGTTGTACTTTCCGTTCTTGCAATAACTAAAGATCTGGCCCTGTTAAATGCAGGATCATTTAATGTCTGCTCAAATAACTTTGCTTGATCTCTGCGGCTTAAATTTTGGCCCAATATATTAGCCAATACGTTTTTAATCTTATCAATAGTTGTTTCATCAATCCCTGTTACCTTAGTACCTCCAATTAGCCTGAAATAGTTTACCATCTCAACATACCACTCAGCATTAAAGAAATCTATAATATAATCCTTTTTGGTTTTAGGTACTGAATTACGAATCCAGTCGTATGAGAATGTCGCAGCTGATACCCCAACTCTGCCATATATTTTCTCCAATGCATTATACAAAGGTTTTTGATCTACCAGAAATTGAATGTAAACCTGCAAGTCATCAAAATTGCTCTCATCCGTAAAATTAGTAATCGCCTTAGTCTGCTCATCCAATGCTTTTTTTATTAGCGGATAGGCATAGGTTTCATACTCTTTATGGAGCCTTAAATACGTTTTATGATATTTTACACTACTTGCCATTTATGGTCGCATTGTTATATGCTTGATCTAATGATAAATCCTCAATTGGAACCAGATTGGCAGGTACATAAACTTTCTCCATCTCTGGCGTGCTTATCTTATCATACCCCTGTGCAATACGTTTCTCATCAGGCGTGATCCAATACGAATTAGCTAACCACTCAGTCAGCTTTTGCATATCCTCTTGCATCTCAGGATAGCTGCTAAAATCAAAATCAAAGTAATATTTCTTTCCGTATGCCTTTGCGTATGGCTCACAAACAAACTTGTTTATTGCATCCCTGATTTTGCGGGATAATGGAGCAGTTGCATTGTAAATTAGTTGCTTAGATGCCCAGCCCATGTTGTTATCCGTAGATGCGGATTCACTACCTGAGAATTGAATTGGAACGTGAAAGGCAGTAAATATCTTGCGTGTATCTATATTAAGTGACTCAATTAATTGCAAGTCAGTAGATGGCAAACCGATTTGTGTCCATTTTAGCGGCCCAGATGATGGGAATATACGATCCATTAATGATTCGCCACGTTTAGCATCAACTATTTTCTCTTTTAACAGGTTCATTTGATCCTTAGTCAATGCAGCGCCCTGCCCATCAGGCGAAATAAAGCCCATTGCCCCACCGTTACGGATTTGCTTTAATAACTCATTATCGCCCTCGTTTTCTTTTAATACGTTTCTGTAAATGGCTTTAATTGGGGATTGTCCGTATAACTGCGCACCTGTTAATGTAAAGTCTGGATTAAATGATTTAAAATGTGCCACCTGACTTGCAGGTAATGGTATCTCTTCAATATAAATAGATGTTAATGCATATCCTTTAATCGGCTCAAACATCCCGCCTGAAATAATCTCAACCCATTGACTCGGTAAACAATACAACTGCGACCAAATTTGCTTTTCAGTCATTGACTCATCCTTGCCATTGCCAAAAATATAACCATCGCCTGTACATAGGTAAAACCCTGCCAGATCAGTCATCCACTCCTCATAAGTTTGCAATGGGTTTGGTTTAGCCAATAAGTCCAAAATTGGATTGCTTTCGACCTGATTAAACATCTGCTCCTTTAATTGCAAAGTTCTCATCTTAGCGGATGCGCCCTCAGCCATAGACATATTTTCATACATCTTTAAATCTTTTTTTGTTACGCCCTCTTTTATCTCATATAAGGCATAGGCGCACTCAGCTACTTTTTTGCTAATAATATCAATACAGGTATAAACATCTGCATTCTTTTGGAACCCTTGCTCTACAAACTTGGCCTTGTCCTCAAAATCAACTACGACCTGATTATTGCCTATCCAACCAAATACGTTTTGATTGTAAAGGTTTGCGGTTACATCTCTCTGTAATCCTGGCATCAAAGCCTGTAATTGATTCTCAGCTGCCTTTTCAATATCAGCCTTAAAAAACTTTTGTAGTATGCCCATAGTTACCATTCAAATGAATATTCCTGTACAAATTTAGATGCTAATTTATTTAATGCCACGTATCTCAGCGGATCAATCAAATGGTTAAAAGCATCAATTGGCTCATTTAGTAATTTGCCTGTTTTATCTTTTTTCCAAATATAGGAATAAAACTCCTTTTTTAGATTATGACTGTTTGCAGTTACGTTTATCTTGTATCGCTTTAAAATGTCAATCCCTTGCTTAATACTATCAGGCCCTTTCATTGCGCCATGAATGTTAAAACCCTCTGCATAAATCTCCTGTATTGACTTTGGCTCCGCACTATCTGCAATAATTTCCTGATCTGGACCAACTTTAAAATCCTTTAACTTTTGGCAAATATCCATATTGGTCAATCGGGTTTCATAACACATCTCATTAACCCACAATTCCCCAGATGATTTATAAACCTCAATTATTCCTGTCGGATCATTCGTAAATCCAAAGTCAATCCCATAGCTTATTAACTCCGCATCCTTTGGTATAGCCTCACATACTGCCCAATTCCTAAATATAACACCCTCAATCTTACCAGTCAAACCCCTTGCATATACATGCCATAACTCCAAATCAAGTTCTTTAATATCCTCAATTCTTTTATGATCCTCATCCGTTAAAAATGGATTATGCCTGTGATCAGATATAATAAGTTTTGTATCTGGCTGACCGATTAGCTTAGTATGCGCCCAAAATTCATTTGTCGGATTATAATCTAAAAATATTTGCTTTCTTGTTCTGATCGCTAGCTGCCAATAAATCTGATAGCTTATTCCATTTGCCTCATTGCAAAACAAATAATCCCTTTTACCATTCTTTGCCGACTGCTCATTTTCAAAGGATACGAACTCGATTAGTGATCCATTCTTAAAATAGATTATCCGCTCTGTCTTATTCCAAAACTTTAATTGTGATTGAAGGTATTTATTATCTGCAAAGATACTTTCCGCATCTCGGTAAGCTCCCTTGCGCAAGTTAGGCAATGACTCCCCAGCTACCGTTATTACTGATTTAGGCTGATTGACTGCCTTGTAGTAAAGCAGTTGCATAATAGAGTAGGTTTTGCTCGAAGCCGTGCCGCCTTGATTTATTAGAACCTTTTCTTTCGCCTCATAATTCTCATAAAATACTGGCGAACAATCAAACATCTATTTCGTTTTCACTATGCGACAAAGGCGGAGCAGTATTGTAAACATTTGGAGCCGGAACGTGAAAATTAATATCTCCATCTAATGTTAGGCTTTGCGATGCTTTACCATAGGCCCTATCTAATAATACCTCAGCGGCCCGAACATCTCCTTTTACTGCCTTAGATCTTAATGCCATTAATATAGCCTTAGCCGCCTCAATTCCATCCTTTTCCTCACCTAATACATCAGCCAATAAAACATCCAATTGAGGTATTTTTTTTACTGCTCCTTTTGGATTTCCGGATACACCCTTTTTAAACTGAGTATTTCCGCCCCTCTTAATTGATTCTTCTCTGCTTGTAATCATTATGCACCTCCTTTAAATAACCCTTAAACTGTTTTTTATCCCCATAGCTAACATGACAATCCCTGCATAAAGCCTGCAAATTCTCAATATTATCCGCCTCTTTA